TACAAACTTTGCCTGACAACATTCCTTTTTTCATCGCCAAACCCGATCAGCAATAAAGGTAACTAAGCCACCACCAAATGAGGCAATGGACATTCCAACCCATAAACCACCTTTGGATTGATTTGCCAATTCCAAAAGTGCTTTGACATCGGTACTAAGTGAATGAACTTCTTTTTGTAGAGCCTCCACTTGAGCCTCTAACTTGCCAAAGTCTCTTGCATCAACTTCCGACATTTTCTGCCTTTCTGGGTCTTCCCATACGCTTAATTGTGGGGATGACAGGCGCAGTAAAAGCGGTATCTGTTCTAATCTCTGATTCTACAGATTCTATGGTTACTTCTGGTTCATCAACTCTCACATAACCCTGATGACCCCTCATAGAGTCAATGTCATGTTGGAGGGTAAAAGTCACACAATTACCCGATTGGAGACAACGAAAAGTAGCCATAGAACCCCTTAAATAAGAAAGGGGGGACTAGCCCCCCATTCATTACACCATGCGAACAATAACAATCTTCATGGTAGCTGACGCTAAGTCAGCAGTTGAACCTGATTCATTTTGAATGCGGAATTTAACAGTATTGGCTGCACTGACATAGCCAGTAACAGTCAAACCAACTAAATCAACACCCAAAGATGCACCAATCACCATATCGCCCAATGCGACACCAGCGACTGTTACATCATCAGTTTCGCCAGCACCATCAACTAATGAGCCAGCATTTAAAGTACAAGTAACTGCCCAAGTATCAGAGAACAAACCCCGAAACTGGTCATTACCTCTGCGTGTTACGACTGCGGATGCGCTTGCCATTTTGATTTCTCCTAATTAAGTTAAAAAAGTCCCCCTACCACTAGGGCAGGGGGCGCAACTGCAATTAGCTAGGAACAACCAAAGCGAACATAGAAGAAGACTTCGCAGCACCAGTAGAAGCGGCACTACGCAAGGCGGCTACGCCATACAGAGTGTCACTTGTGAACAGTGTGGCAAGGTATTCTTGCTTGTACTGAACTTGTGAACGAACGCCCACTTGCTCAACCAAAACCATAGAGTCCTTGTGACCCATCAAGCACACACGAGCAATGGCAGAACCAGATGCAGGGTATGTAGATGTAGCAGATGCTGAGTCAGCATTGCTAGAAGTGAACACAGGGATACCATACAGGTTACCGATTTCACCATTCTGGATAGCGTTGCCATTACCGACAAATGCTTGTTCGGTGTAGCGAGCCAAACCCATCAGAGTGTTGCGGCTTGATGGAGGAATCAGGAAGAAACGACCATCCATAGGAGTATCGTTGTCATCCAAACGCTGAATGGTTCTGCGGATAGCAGCATCAGTCAGAGCAGACGCATTACCAGTGTTGGTGTTTGCGGTGTAGTCAAAAGTGGTTGTGCCATCACCGCCAATGTAGGCAGAGCCGTACTGAGCACCAGTAGAACCACCATTAGCCAAACGACCCAATTGAACCAAATCGGTATCAACTTGACGAGCCAAGGCGTAACCAGCATCAGAAGTGTAGAACTGACGCATAGAGTTCAGAGCTTGTGCCTCAACGATGTCTTCGATCAAGCGGCTATATTCATAGTGCTTGTTGATAGAAACTTGGACTTCAGACTCAGTAGCAGCAATCAAAGTGACTGCTGTCTCAGCGGCTTTAGCAGAAGCAGAACCACGAGTAGGTGCAGGAATGTGAACAGTGTCACCTTTCTTGCCCTTGAAGTTCATCTTCATAACCAAGTTAGCTAAAACGAGGTTCTTTTTATAAGCCGCTACGATTTCATCTGACCAAATTTCAGGGATGAAATTGGCTGCGGTGGTGGTAGTAACTGAGTTACTAGGGGAAAATGATGTTGCCATTTGTGTACTCCAATAAAATCAAAAGTTAGGGTTACTTAACTCTGCCTTCACTGTATGCCGCCATGATTTCATCACTCAAGGCATCGTATCGTGCAGGGTCTTGCATCTTCAGCCGAATAAGGTCTGCCCTGCGATAGACTCGTTTACCAGACTCACCAGTACCACCAACATCAACAGTCGCTGCTTTAAGGTTTGACTTGCGCTGAGTTTCCCCTGCGTCACTAGTCTGTTTTGCCTTAACGCCTCTCAACTGCTTGTAGGTAGTCAGCAACTCATTAGCACTGTCGTAGTCATACTCACCATCTGCTTTTGCATACAAGCCAATGCGAACAGGTGAAGATTTCACCCAATTTGCAAAGTCTTGGTCTTGAACAATCTGAGTGAAATCAGGGTGTTCTTGCGCCAGCTTTTGCTGAATCTGCATCTTTTTGAACTCTTGACCCGCTTGTCGAGCCGCAAGTACATCAGGATGATTATCAACAGTCTTACGAACCGCTGCCTGTGGATTCTCGAAAAAATCTACTTCAGGTTCTTCCTCTTTAATAGGTTGAGCTTTACCAGCAAGGTTTTGCTTAATGAGTTCATCTGCGAGTTTTCTAACCTCACCAACCTCTTGAGCTTGCTTACCAATCAGTTTTTCAGCCTCTTGGTGCATCTTGATAATGTCAGATAGGTGTTTTCCCTTATATTTCTCAGGGACATCATCTGACGCTTGCTCAATGATTGAGTCAAGTTTCTGACTCTCAACAATGTCTAACTCACTCTGCGACTCGTCTGGATTATCAATCAACATATTTTTCCTTTTTCCTGCCACTTTTGGGTTCTAGGATACACAACGGCATAAATGCTTATGTTGTGGCTTTGCGCTCTTGCACCAATTTATCGTTATGTTTCTTTTCAAATTTCATCCATGAAGATGGAAAATGACCAGACCAACCCTCTAAATTGATGCTTGGTGCGCTGATTGTGCGATTGGCTGAACCACCGCACTCACACTGAGTTTCCTGTGTCTCATAATCACAGTACCTCTCAATTCTGTGTCCACTTTCGCAGACAAATTCATACATTCTTTTCATTCAATTCCTCGTAGGCTCGTTCGCTGACTTCTTTCAAAGTTTTCAGCCAAGTCAAGATGGAAAGTTCACCTCTGCGGAACTGCAAAGTCTTTTCATCAGGAATTACGCTTATATTATTGAGTGACTCTATCATATTGTCAATATCAATAGTTAAATCTTTCCAACCATCCATCCCCATCATCTCAAATCGGGATTCGTAATACTTTTGTAGCTCTGGGGTCATGGCATTGCCGCTTTGATTGCGTCTGTGGTGGTTGCCGCATCAATTGCGGCTTGCATGGTGGCATACTTATCACGCACAGCTTGCCTTGCAGTCTCTGCCGCTGTTGCCTCAGATGGAATGGTTGCCTTAATGTCCAAAGGCGCAAACTCAGCAGATCGAGCCTCTCTGCGTTTGTCGTGGGCAATGTCTTTGGCTTTATCAATATTAATGACAATCATTCTGAATACTCCCATGCGTTGCGGAATGTGCGATCTGTTGGTACATCTGCTGTGTCAATAATCTTGAATGGCTTGCCAGCGGGGACATCCTTGGCAGCAATTTCCTCAATGGTTAAACCGCATTCAGCGGCTGGGATGATGACTGCAACACCGCCATCGTCTTTTGGGTAAATGATTCTTGAGTTCATAGTTGTCATTATCTAAAAATTGCAACATTGTTATAGGTGCAATCTGTGCCACTGCCTGTTCCTCTAGCCACAGTTGTTATTCTTACAACAGTTGTTGATGGAACTGTTGTCCATTCAATAGCAACTATGCCTAAACTCTCTGTTCCACTTTTTGTAGATGACAATGCTGTTGTTGAATAATTAGCATCTGGCATCGCAGTTGTAAAGTTAACTGTATAGTCACCAACTCCATTGTCTGTAATGCTAGACACATTACCGCTACCACGAATAGCCACAGTACCTGTGCCATTAAAGTTCACCCAAGCACGACACATATAAAGTGGTGCAGTACCAGAAACAGTAGCAACTTGAGCAGAGTTAATGGTTGGCGTTGTAAGTGTTGGCGAAGTTCCTAATACAACAGCACCTGAACCAGTAGAAGTTGTAACACCTGTTCCACCATTAGCAACTGGTAATGCAGTACCAGAATAGGATATTGCTAATGTCCCACTGGTTGTAATTGGTGAACCAGAAATAGACAAGAAAGATGGAACTGTTGCCGCAACACTTGTAACTGTTCCTGTTACAGTTGAGGCAATTGAAATTGAACCAGTACCATTTGTAATAGATATTCCTGTACCCGCACTTAATGTGGCTTTTGTAAGGGTATTACCAGTAGTGTTCCCAATAAGAAGTTGTCCATTGGTATAACTTGTTTGACCAGTACCACCATTAGCAACCGCAACAGTTCCAGTAACATTGCTTGCAGTACCAGTAGTATTCTGGTTCAGTGTAGGAATGTCAGCGGCAACAACTGCCCTGAATGTCGGCACACCAGAAGACCCATCAGGTGCGGCTAAAACATAGTTTGCAGTCTTAGACGCATAAGGATTTTGAGTGTCTCCATAACTTGCAGACAAACTGATAGCAGGAGTTGCACCACCAGAAGATGCAACTGGTGAAGTTCCAGTAACAGATGTAACACCTGTATTTGAAATAGCAACAGAACCAGTTGATCCTGAAACTGATATTCCTGTACCAGCAGATACTGCTGTGACACCTGAGTTAGCAATCGTGATAGAACCAGCACCCTCTGTAATGCTGATACCAGTTCCATCAGTCAGAGTATGCTTTTCCCAGAGAGAAGTTGATTCGTTGTAAATTAAGACTTGACCATTGCTAGGAGACTGAGCAGACACATTGTGCAACTCATCCATCTCATAGCCGTTTTGGACTTTGACAAACAACTTACCTTGAGTTGGGTGAGCGTGTTCAACAATAGCAACATAAACTAAATGGTTTGGCGCATAAGATTTAGTCGCAGTCAAAGCACCAGCAGTTGTAGGACTCAAATACAACTGTTCCCCATCTGTATATGCAGATGTATTGATGTTGGTAATCAAGCCAATAATGGTTACATAACCATTAGAGTTGTTTGCTAGATCAGCACTCATCAAACCGAGTGTTTGTGCCGAATTTGTATCGTTGTTTGCTTGTGCTTTAGTTACTGTAGGATTTTGACCAGTAGCACCACTGATATAAACAGCAGTACCTTTGGTAAGAGTTGCGCCAGTTGTATTACGAACCAAACAAACTACATTTGTGGTGGATGCCGCTACAGCAACACTCAAATCGGCAGTAGAACCTGTCGTAGTGACAGTAACGCTACCATCAGTTGAGGTAATAGATTGCAAAGTCTCTGATTGGTCAATCTTCTGCCAAGCAGTGCCGTTATATATTGCCCAATCTCCAACACCCCAATCGGTAACTCCATTCAGATTGGTAGAGCCAGCAACAGAAACAATGTAGTAATAGCCACTTGTACCTGTGCTACTCGCAAGTGTTGGAGTATTGGTAGATGCGTTCCATGTGCCTT